TGGTAACGAGTTGCATACGCTTGCATACGAGTGTCACTGTTAAACACAGTTTGTTCGCCAAGATCCTCATGAATCAAACCAGCCTTAGAACCCTTCGGGAATGGGCAATACACGGTATTGTCGCCCCAACAAACCAAGAACACCGAAGTGTTGTTAGAACCAGTACCACCAGCGTCAAGAACATTTGCTGCGTTTCCTCCTGCGATAGTTGAGTATCGACCAGCCAATCCAAGGAACGACTTTGGTTCGGTGGATGGGTTACCGTAAAACATTGTGCTTGCCTGTGTTTGGTTCATTGCTTCCAAGAACGCAGTGTCTTCTGACAAACGGAACTGAGCAGTGTTGCCATTGAGCATTGCAAGATCCTTGTCCACTTCTGAACGGGCTTCAAGCATTCCACATGCTTCGTCAACTTGTGCGGTCGTTGACTTGCTACTTGGAATACCTTGATTCAATGCTCTCCAGTACACGGTTGGCAATCCTGTTCGGATTACAACGCGTTCGCCAGTCGGCAAATTGCCTTCCTTAAAAACTGCGTCCTGAAGAATTTCATTTGTTTGCGAGAGGAGTTCAGCCACGACTGGAACAGATCCGTTTGGATCAGTTCGTTTCGCCCAGTCAGCGAGAGTTAAATTTGTTGTTGCAAGTGTTGCCATAAAAAAGTTTCCTTAAAATTAAGATTTTTGATTTGAATAAAGCATTGACGCTTGTGATGCAAAGTCTTGTGGTTGTCCCTTTGAACCTGAGCCACTTGACGGACCGACATAACCATCTTCACTAATTGATTTTCCTGCTCGAAAGAAAAACCTGATGACTTCAGGATGATTCCCTAGACCAGATTGATTTAATACCGTTCGTAGTTCAGGTGTCCCAAATGTGTCCAACGCCTTCTTCGCAACCGCCATGTTTTTGTCGAGCGACTCTCCGCCGAATTCCTTATCAATTCGTGACGAATCAACCCATCCTTGTCGAATGGAATCGATTTGAGCCATCTGCCTTTCAGCGAGTTTAGGACCAAGTGTGTCTAACATCTTCTGCGCGGAAGCCTGGCTCAAGTTCAATTCACGGGCGACTTCCGAATATGTCGAAATGACTTCGTTGTCAAAATTCTTGCCTTCTGGGGCTTTGAATTCATACTTTTCTGGTGCGCCAACCGCTTCGGTCTTTGGAGCATCCTTACTGTCGCCTTCTGTACTGCCAGTCTCAGTTGCATCTGCAACTTGCTGGTCTTGAGTCACAACCGCATTTGATACATCTCCTGTTGGAGATTCAGTCGATGCAACAGCAGCGTTATTGGTTGGTGCTGGTGTTGTCATCAATGATTCTGTTTGTGTCATTTTGTTCCTTTAGCATTACCTGATACAAGTCTGAGCAAGTTTGGTGAATCATCGAAATCGTTCTTAGTCCGCTGTTTCTGTTTCCTTCATTAAATGCCATCTGCATTGAATTCTGACTGAAACTAAGCCTAAAAACTCCTGCCTGATCCAACATCCTCCATACGATCCTTCGACCTTTCTTGTTACTCATCAGCCATTTCAGATCTGATTCTTCATTCTGCCTATTTAGTTTTTCTCGAAGGTCTTTATTTTCCTTCGTTTGCTCTTGACCTCGAATGTCTAGCGGATCGTAGTTACTCACTTTTAAAATTTAATCATTGTCTGTAATGCATGGGTACCGTCAATACAACGCAACATAGTTTGCAGCAGCCGTTGTTCCTGTACTCAATACCTTTGTGCATCGAATAGGCAGAATCATTGTTGTCGCTCCATGCCAATTAAATGTGCAGTTGTCACCGTTTGACATTGTTACAACGACAGCTCCAGCGGCACTATGAGTAAAAAACACACCCTTTGTCAACGGAAGAACGGTTGAATCGCTGATTGTTACAACGGCTGCATAATCGTATGAATTCGGTGTGCTTTGAAGTGATAATGATGCTGGGATTGCCATTACTTACTCCTTAAACTTGACTTGGTGAAGGGTTTGAATACCCACTAAATTGGTTCATTACATCCATCAACGCGTTCTGTTGACCGCTTCCTGTTGGTGACTGTGCCAAATTCTTTGCAGTTGCCGACTGTTGTTCCATCATCGCAGACTGCTCCTTTGCAGCCATTGCCTTGTTTCGAGCGTCTCGAATCATCGCAACCTGCTTGCCAGCCACAATCAAATTCGGATCAACGCCAAGCATGTCGGAATATGAGTCTGCCCACTTGTCAGAATCGAACTTGTCAAGCACATCAGGTTTCATTTGAGCAATTGCGCCAAGGTTTCCAACGAACCGATCAACGCTATTCGTTCCAATCGCTCGTTGAGCCTGTGCCAACATCGAAACAAACTCAACTTCTAACTCCATGCCCTGCAACTCTGGTGGCGCTGGCGGAACAATGCCAGCCTGAACCATGTGCTGAAAAGTAATGTCAATAAGTGGGTCAAGTAATTCGTTGTGGAGGCGCTCGATCACGGGACCAAGCATCAACAACTTCTCTTCGTGTCGTTCAGCAACCTCTGTCGCAGTCATACGCGTATCAGTCGCATTCGCCAACATCATAAACAAGTCAGCATAAAAAGACCCACGAACACGATCACGGACATCCTGAATGTCGCCAAGAAGGTGCTGTAAATTCAAATTCACCTCGAACGCCGTCTTAATACCCTGGCTGCCACCGTCAACAAAGGTGATACCGCCAGGCAAACTCTCAACATCTCGGTTCTTCATCGAGTTCGGCACCTGAAGAGGTGGCTTCGTCTGATAGTCAATGACCTGAGCCTTACGCAACTGCTCATGCTGCAACTGCTTGATGTCGCCAAGAGCCTCCATGCCAGGGGAATTGCCGTAGATGTCGCCGCCGACAACGCTCCAGCGCGGACACATCACTGGAAAGTGCTTGTATCCACCCTCTCGCAGAAATTTCCCGTCATCTCCGCCAACCTCAAAGTAACAACTGCGAAAAGGCATGTTCTTCGCATCCTTCTTCGACGAATCCCTGTCCTCACGAGGCTCAATTGCATGAATAATCGGTACCCACTGATCCAAACTGCCTCGGTCATACAGATTCCTGACAGAATGAGAGCAATTCTTGTAACCAAATTCCTTAACGAGTTCGGCAACCGTCTTGTCAAACTCTCGGTACAAAGTGCAAACCATTCCCTGATAGTCAGACGCAATGCAGTACTCGCCAACAGTCACAGGGTAATGGTGAATGACATTCTTAAAGTCGGGCAACACAATGCTGACAGCCGTACCAAACGCTCCCAGTTCCTCATACATCTGATGCAAAGACCTGTAGGTGTTCGACTGCTGAAAAACAGACTGCATCCTCTTCGTCACCGTGTCCAGCCACAACTTGACTGGAGAATATGCATTCAAGTCAGGATCTCCAGTCCCTAGACGAAACCACTGACGGGCAGGAGAAGTCGCACCAGCCATCATGCCAGCGCCAAGAGTTCGCAAGGCGCGTGTACCAGTGTTGTCGTAAATGTTATTGTGACGGCGATACCCACGGTTTCTGTCCTGCTGAAAATATCGACCATTGCGAGGCAAAATGTAAGAAGTGATCTCCTGCCAATGTGCAATCCAACTTGCCCGTTCAGACTTCAAATGACCAAGACGGGTAAGCAATTGCTCCCGCTTTGGTGCGCCCTTGTAAGACTGATTGTCGGGTGAATACTGCATTAACTTCCAAGAAGAGATGACTTGCCAAGTGCAAGAGCGTTTGGATCAACACCAGTCGGACCAGTCAACATAGTTCCATTTGCACCACCACTTGATGCAGCCGAGGCAGATTCCATAATCCCTGCAATATTCGGTTGTTGCTGGTTTGCCCTATTCATCGCCATCTCGCTTTGCTTGCGCTGACCTTGAGCCGCATTGACCGCTTGAGTCTGCGCTTTCTGTTGTCGCGCCAAAGAATCCGCTTGCTTACGCTTGGCATCTTCGCCAGCAGCAATTGAATAACCAGCACCTGCGGCAGCGGCGGCGGCTCCAACAACTGCCGCACCTGTAGCAGCAGCAGTAGCGGCAGATGCACCAACAGCAAGTCCAATACTTGAAAACAATGGCATTACTTCGCTCCTTTGATGTATGTTCGTTCACTCATTTCGTAGCCAAGCCTGTTCAATGTAGTACCAACTGGCTCCTGTCCTTCAATCACTAAATCGCACATCGCAATCAAATCTGCGCCATTCTCTCTTGCCCAATTCTCGTAAGCCTTGATCAACTTAATCGAAGCAATTGTGCCTCGATTCTCTTCATTTACCCACCACATCATTTCAGCAGCCAATTTTGTTGAAGGCGAATACCAAACAGTTGTCATCATCGCAGCCAAGATTCCAACCGCCTTGCCTCCAACATCAATAACAAAAATAACTCCAGATTCCAACACCAATTTCACAGTATTTACGATGTCTTCTGTCGTGTTTTTAATCAAAGAACCGTGAGGGGCAAACGCAAGAAACCTTTTTGCCATATCAACAATCTGATCAAATTCATCAGTCGATATTTCAGAAAAAGTAATGCGCCTGACTTCAGTCATACATGTTTCCAATGATGAAAAATTATTGCCAACACAAGACTTACGGGTACCTCTTTACAATCATTTTTGAAACTCAGGAGCGTATGGGTCGTACTCGTGATGAGTCCTCTTCCTCAAACGCGTCGCAATGTCATATGGCACACGCTTTGAAACTGGGTACGCAAAGGTCAGGCACAAAGCATCTGCGATGTCAGGGCTTCCACCGCCTTGCAAACGCTTCTTAATGTCATCCTTAGATTCCAAAACTTTTCTCCCACTTGCGTCATACCAAAAAATAGGTGTGGCGAGTTCCTGCTTCAAGTTCGCGCAATCGGGGATGGCACCCCCCCCTTCGATCCACTCACGCATGAGCCACCACATTTCCATCCGCCGATTCGCAAATTGTTTGTCCATCACCGCCTTCCCGCCGAATGGGACTTCGATGGGATCGTAATCGAGTTGGCGCAGTCGGTCGATGACACCTGACCCCGCCCCTGCGTCCACGAACACAGCATCAGGTTGCCACGATTCGATGATGCTTGCGACTCGCCCAGCCAAATCCATATTGTCAATGCCCCTGTAGATCAACGGCTCGAAGCACACCAAGCCTTGACGCTTGCAGATGACTGATCTGTCATCGCCGAATCGTGCAGGATCAACGCCGAGAATCCTTGGCGCAGACTCAATATCTTTGTCCACATATTCACGCCGACTCGCCGTGATCGCATCAGAGAGAGAGATCAATTGATCTTCAGCGGATGCATCGAAATCGCACAGATATTCTCTTGCAAATGCGACCTCAGACATATCTCTTTTCAATCGATCAACCTCTTTGGAGTCGAGTGAATTCGTGTCATAAACCGTATATTTTGCGCCGTACCAATCGTCAAGTGTGAGAGACTTTTGGAATAGTTCGCTGAACAAATTCACGCCGTTGGGCGTTCCAATAAATACTGCCCAGCCGTGTCGATCCGATGTCGCAGGTTGCAGGACATCGCTCCAAATTTCAGGCTTGCACTGTGCCACCTCATCGATGACAACGCCGTCAATTCGCAAGCCTCGCATTGCGTTGGGATTGTCAGCACCGAACAGTCGAATCATGCTCAAATTGTGCTTGAATTTGATTGACAATTCGGATTCATTGATGATGATCGCATCGAGCAATCGAAGCGGTTCTAATTTTAATTTCAGCCTCGCCCAGGCAATCGATTTCGACTGTGACAGGAACGGTGCGACATAGCAAAAGAAGCCTTGATCCTTGTCGAATTTCAATGCGGAGTTGATGAGTTGCATCAACGCCAATTCTGTTTTTCCTGCTCGGCGGTGAAGTGCCAACACCGTGAATCGCTTCAACTTTTTATGGCATTTCTTCTGCCAAGGTCTCGGCGAATACTTTATTTCGATGTCAGTTTGCTTCGTCGTTGGCATCGGGAACGCCCGTGATTACGCGCAGATTTAGACCACCTGCGACATCGTGAGACAGTCGAGCCTGATCGCCATATCGCTTGGAATTCAACTTCATCGCCAACCATTGCAAGGTCATTACTTGGTTGCGAATGTGGTTCACGCTTGCGCTGTCATACGATCCAGTCAACGGATTTTTTTCAGGCAATGATGTCGCCAAATCCTTCATTTGATCCACCCAAGTATGCGCTTGCAATGCCCTCGCTTGCGTGTACTTGGAATCGAAATCTTCACGATCTTCTCTTATCCACCTAATCACAGTCGCCATTCCAACCATCTTTGGGTCTCTGCAAATCTCCCGTAAAGACTGCCCAAGTGCGAGTCTTTCGCAAATCTCATCGGCAATTTTCGCATTGTATTTCGTCGGTCTTCCTGCACTTTTTATTGCATTTTCCTTTGACGGTCTTGTGACTCTAGCCATTGATTCTCCTCCATTTTGACGGTGTTTGCGCTCGAATGTAGTACTTACAAATCTTCTGAACAGTTGACCTTCGAATGCCAAATATCGCAGAAAGTCGGCGATATCCAACCATTTCGTCTTCGTGCATATCTCTCATTTTGTCCACAATTTCCTGTGAAATAGTGCAATTCTGGTGAGACATTCCGATGCGATATCCATTCTCATTCATTCCGATTACGGTCATTCCATCACTTTAATCCTCCCAAAATCGATGTCAATAGCAAAAAATAATATCTATAAAAATAGGCATTTCCGATAAATCTTGATAAATACCAAAGAATACTCTTGCATACAGTCGATTACCTTGTATGCTTCACACAGGTACGAAATTAACAAGCCCAAAGGGCAGATTGGAAATGACAATGACAATGAAAGCAAACGCAGAGATTCAGGCACTCACATCAGCACTAGTACACATCACAAACAACCACAAAATTTATGGCGCAAAAAGTGCAATTGCAGACACCAGTTACATCGCAGACATTTTGCTTCAATCACTTGAGACGATTCGTGCATTGCGAAAGGAGCGAGATGATCTGATCAATGAGATCAATGAGGTCGAAGAGATGCGTCGATGCATTCACACAATGATTCGCAAAAACAAAGATTCAATCTCCCGCTGATTGCTCACCCCACTCGCCTCCCAAGGCGAGGACGGTCTGCACTCCGCAGAAATTTGGACACCCGCCGAAAGGCAGAAAGAAAACGCAATGTCAAAAGTAAAGAAAACCGTGCTTCAGGTCGCAAAGCAAATTGCCAAGAACCAAGGCGTAGGAATCGGTCAAGCAATAGAAGAAATGAAGGACACACTAAAGACCGAAGGTTTGCATGTCAATCGAGTATTGATCGTGGACACAGACGATGGATCATACGAATTGCAAGAGATGAATCTTATCGAGACAATCAGAGATTGCGCCAAAAAAGAAAACTTGGACTTTGCGCTTTTCCCCGTGATGGAGTCGCTGGGATTCATTGATGGTGGCACAATGGACTATTTCGTCGCTGACAATTTCCACGCACCATCGTGGACTCGATCAGTATCACAATTGCCCGAAGAAGAACTCGGTCTCTCATACGCAGAGATTTGGAAGCGTTACACGGTCAAGCAACGGGCAACAATCCTGTGCAAGTTTGTTTCGACATTCGTTGATTCCGCAATTGAAGACTGAACAAAGAAAGGCAACACATATGAAAAAGCAACACAATAATTCCACACGGATCGTCGCACGACAACGAGAGTTTGACAGAGCAGTCATTGAAGAAAAATGGATGGGCTTCGCTCATTCGATTCTGTCGCAACAAATGTCCACAGAAGAATTCTTCGATGATGTGGACTGCATCGACATCACGGTGCAGGATCGGGTTTCCGACTTCATCGTGGAACTTGGCGATTGGCAAGCGATGGGTTGGAAGGAAGAAAACAACGCAACTGTCCTACTCGCACGATTTCTCTACAAGGAGTTCAAATGAACATATTCAACGCACAACTTGAATCGCCAAATTTCTCATTCTCTGCATACGGTCGCACCGAAGCGCAAGCGAGAAAGGCTCTCATTCACGGTTTGAGGGGACACGCAATTTATTACAGCATCAGACGAGATTGGTGGATGGAATTCGCAGACGACATCATCGTGATCGAATTAGAATTGAACGCTTGCTATCGAGATGGTGCATTGTGGCGCAGGGGTGATGGCAGTAAATGATTCAATCGTGTAGTTCCGCACTCGACTCCCCTGCCAAGGGGAGAAGAGTCTGCAACTCCGCAGAGTTAGACACACTCAAAGAAAGGCATCAAATGAAAATCACCGTGACCGAAAAAATTTTCCTGGAAGAATTCCGCACCTCATCGAGAGCAGATCAATTCTCTCGTGAGGCTCTTGTTGCGATCTTCGCTTACATCACAGAGGCGGAGGGCGATGTCCCTGCTGACGAGGGTTCAGACATTGAACTCGATGTCGTCGGCATCTGTTGCGAATATGTCGAGGTCGAGAATTCCGACACCGACGAACTCGAAAATTATTCCAACTGCGATGTGGTCGCAGAACTTGACGATTCAACCGTTTTCATTCAATCCTAAACCAAGAAAGAAATTACAAATGACAAAGACAAAATTAGCAACAAAGAAAAAGTCCTTCGCCGAAAGAGAAAAAAAGTTGAGGAAGCGTTTGGAATTTTTCAACATGAAATCATGGGTGGAGTTGCCATCACAAAACGACTTGCTCCGTGCGCTCGAAGATGCAATGGAACTGGTCGAAGATATGAATGAAAGCCAAGAAGAGGAGACAACATGAAAAACAAAATTCCAACAGATTCGCAGATCATCATCGATGTCACTAGAGCGTTTGCGAAAGCAGATGCGCTCGGTGGCAATTGGATCGACTGCTTGCCCGACTACATCGACTGCGATGAGAATCTGACAAACGACAATCACTACATCGGGACTCTTGCCGATGGTCGCAATCTTTTTTACACTCCTCACGCAATGGACATCGTCCTGATTGAGGAGGTCAAATAAAAGCATCCGCCCCACAATGATTCCAAGCCCCTCGGTGGGGCTTTTTTTATTCCTGCTCTCATCGTTCACGCTGGCAATCGTGTCTCGCAGGATCGACTGTGGAGCGTTTGTTTGCTTCGGGAGTCCTACCGTCAGTCCAACTTTAGAACGCTTCAGTATCGATCTGCGCTGACTGGGCTTTTGGGACTTTGCCCAGCACCTGCGCGTCGATTTGGGAAATGTTGCTTCGAGACCCGTTTCTCTTTACGGCAACTGGCATAGGGAGGATTGATCAAATTTTTGGATTCGTTCTCCAAGCCATTCCATGCAATTAACTGCCATCGAATTTCCAAGGGCTTTATATCGAGGTCCATCGGGACAGTCGTCGGCAAGTTTCTTCTTCCAAGGGATCGCCGTCCAGCCATCTGGGAATCCTTGTAGCCGTTCGCATTCGGTCGGAGTCAGGCGGCGAACTTGCATAGTTGCTGAATGAACGGCGGCAACCTGTTGAGTAATTTCGCTTGACTGTGGCGATCTAGATGGGTCATTCGTTGCTGTAATTGTTGGCGCAACTGCCACAGCATGAACATCGTGTCCGTGCATTGCGTTGATCGTGTATGACGATCCATCCGTAGAAACGCAAGCGTTCGACTTGCTTCCCTGCATATTGACAACTGCCACAGCAATCCCACCTTGATTTTTGCTTGGGCAAGGATTTGAAGTATCAATGCACTTTGCAACATCAACCACATTGCAACCGCTTATTGGGTTGTTGGATTTCATAGAGTTGCTTGCAAGCGAATCAAACGAATATGCAACAGCCTGTGCGCCAGTTTGATCGATGGTGTAAGCAGGAGATGTTTCGTTTCCAACGCCGATTCCATTTTGGTTTTTCTCGATGACTCTTGAGTCTTGAATTGGGATGACGAGTGGCACATTGCCACCACCAGTCCCGTATCTAGAAACGCAACTTGGCGCAACATCGTGCGGACCAGTGATTCGGCTGTCATTGGGGTGGTTTTCAAACAGGATTGCGGTGACTGGTTGCAACACAAATAAACCGCATTCACGTCCAGCTGGACCGCCACTTTGCTTTTGCCACTTTGATGTGACTGTATCGGAAGCATTGATATCACTTCCGCAATACATCGGCTTTGATTCATCAAAGACTAAGTGTTCTCCTCGACTACTTGGGACTCCACCATCGCCACCGCTTCTAAGGCAGCCAGCAACATCGGCGGAAGTTCCTTGCCTCGACGAGCCGCGCGTCGCAGAATACCTGAGCATGCTTTCTTGCTCAAATAAAACCTTTGCGGGACCGATGTGATCTCCAGCACATCCGACAACGAAGACACGCCGTCTGCGCTGCGGGACGGCTCGTGGATGCCCGTGTGTTCTGCACCATTGAGCGTCAAGAATTCTGTAGGCGAACCCATACCCCAGTTCCCCCAACCCTCCGAGGAAGGAACCAAAATCTTTTCCTCCGTTTGACGACAGAACTCCAGGGACATTTTCCCAAACGATCCACTTGGGTTTGAGATGCTCAGCAATTGCGAGAAATGTAAGCATAAGGTTTCCGCGTGGGTCTTTGAGTCCTTGCCTGAGTCCTGCGATTGAGAAGGATTGGCAGGGAGTCCCTCCGACGAGGAGATCAATATCTCCTGCCCGAATAGACCAATCTCTGAATTTTGACATGTCGCCATAGTTTTTTACCTTTGGATAGTGGTGTGCGAGAACTGCTGAAGGGAACGGTTCGATTTCTGAAAAGCCGACTGGTGTCCAGCCGAGTGGATGCCAAGCAACCGATGCGGCTTCAATGCCTGAGCAAACGGACAGATATCTCATTTGGTGTAAATCCTCATTGGTTTCAAGTTTTCTTGTGGAACAAAGTAGGCTGCGCTTCGACCGTTTGGCGCAGAAATGTATTGGGAATCCTTGGCATTGAATCCTTCGATCCATCCGCTGATCTTGTAGTTGGGGCAGGTGCCAGTCACAAGAATGTAGTTCTCGTTGTCGTTGTCATTGTCTCGAACAATCAACCTGCCTTGTTCGAGTGGAGTCCACCTGACTTGAATGCCAGCAAGATCTGGCGACTTGTATGTGTCCACGGATCCTGAAAAATAGATTCCCAAGGCTTTGGCAACTGCGACTTCGGCTAGTGCGCCTTCGACATCGATGCCCCAGGGATCGCCTTGTGTGCTTCCACGATCCAGTTTCTTGGCAATGGATGAAACACGGCGACGAACTCCAACCATTGCTCCCATGATTATTTCGTATGGTTCGAGTGTGATGTTCACAATTTCCTCTTGATCAATTTGTTGAGTTCGCTTCGAGCGATCATCATCTGTTCGTGATTGAGGTTGGATGTCACAAGGATTGATGTGCCAGCGCGACGAAATGCGTCAATGTATTCGAGCAGGGTTTCTTTGGTCGGCTTGGTGTTGTTTTGCAGTTCCTTGATTGATGATCGAAGCGATTTAATTTCGTTGATTGCAAGATTGCATCCTCCGACGATGCGTTGATCGTGATTAAAATCTCGCTCGACTTCGAGCCAAATGAGGGGATCGTGACGAAGTTTGATTGGGTTCTCATAATCCATTCTTGTAATTCCTCATTTCAATTTTCATTTCAACCACGGCAATTTCTGCGTGTGTTGCGTCAAGATCCGCAAGCCTTGCCATCAACAAGACTTCAAGTGATTTGTTGTTGCGCCTGAAATCAGCCCATGCCCTGTTTTTGACATCTCGATAATGCCACAGGTTTGTTTGTAGGTCTTGCAAAGTTTGCCCCAATTCGTTTTTATATTCTTTCCATTCTTGTGCGTTCATTTCGCCACCTGAATTCTGTGTGCAACCATTCCAATTGCGGATTGGTTCCATTCGGATATGTTTGCTGGGAGTGGGCTGACGATGTACTTCTCTGCTCGAAGTGCGTTGACGAATGATCTGACAATTTCCCTTGGCGTTGACAGGATGAGGTTGAGTAGTCCATTGTCTTGGGCTGGATCTTCCTGCGAATGGTTGCGAACTCGACCACCGACTTGCTTGGCATAGGACTCGGCTGTGGTTCGGTCGGGGCAGTCGGTCGAAAACTTGTAGGGCAATCCTGTGTGTTTGGATGGTCGCTCGAAGTCAACCCACCACTTTGCGCTGGCAGGTGTTGGACCTGAGGGTCGAAACCGTCTTGCCTCTTCGATCTTGCCGTAGGCTTTGAGGATCTGTGAGATCTCAGGAGTCCATGACGCGCTGGACATCTTGTGGTCATCAATTGCGTCATAGAGATAAACCTGATTAAGTCCACGGAGTTGCTTTTTAAACATTTTCCGCAACTCGTTGTTCTCATCTCCCCAGTCTGCTCGACTCCACATTTGTCGAATTCGTATCTCGTTGTGTTCCCAAGTGCGTTCGTCTTGCATATGTGCCTTTCTTAAAAGTTAGATTCCAAATTCCTAGGAAACGCCGTAGAGACATTCTGACGCGTTCCTCCTCGTTCCTGACTCCGTGATAGCCAATTGGTCAAGAAACGCCTCCAAAGCCGTTTACGGGCTTGCGTTGGGTTGCTGATCAACCACTCGGTCATCTTTTGCAACTCCTGTTCGATGTTGACGGCTGGGAATGCGACATTCCAACCTGCTCGGTCGATGTCGTTGATGCCAACCCAACTCGTTTCAACTGACCAAGAAATGTGATCGGATTTGGCTGCTTGTTTTTTTACAGATTTTTCGCTATCCGCAATTGGAGAGAGCAATTCCCTTTGAATTGTATTTACAGTAATTGAATTACTTCTGGTAATAGCAATAGCATCTAGTATGGGATCCTCTAAGGATGAATTAAGGATCCCACGGTGGGATCCAACAAGGATCGGCTTTTTCCACCTGATTTCGTTAGCCTTTTGCGATCTTTCGGTCATTTTCTGCGATGATTCTAGCATTTTCTGTCTCTCCTCCTCAACCCTTGGGTGAACAAGGACAACTTCAGAAACGGAAGAAATCCTGACTGCTTTCCAACGAGCAACTGCTTCAGAAAGCGAACGGAAATGTTTAAAATTTGTAATGGCTTTGAGTTTCTTGGTGTCACTTGGACAGTATCCACGGTCCCAAGAATAGAGGATCATCCTCATGTGGATGCCGAAAGTTTCAGCCGACATATCGCTGCACGATGCAACGATGTCGGACACCCAAAGTTTGATCCACGGACTTTTATTCATGCCGATCCTTTATTCAAAAAGGGCAAGTGCGCTCTGGCTCGGCAACGCACCTGCCCTGGGAGGTCATTCCCAATAGACTTCTGCTTGCCGTCTGTAGTTTCTCAGCACGGTGTGTTCGCCCTTAACACCAAAATGCTTGTCCTCAA